TCTCTTCACATTGTTGTTTGAGTTTCTCAACATATTCTCTTCCATACTTATTGCCCCAATTAACACATAATATATTATTCATTATGACAATCTCCAGAATATTATTTTGCGGGGAGGTAAACCCCCTTCACTTCAAATTTTTTGGTAGGAGCAAGTCTCAATTTTGCGTCAGATGTAAATACCATATACCCTAACATTACATCCATAGGATTCTCTGCTTTACGAATAAATGTCTTTGCATTTTTGAACTTATCATCAGACTTTGAATTTCTAACAATCTCTTGTTCAAATATTTTTAATTTAAGTTTAAATAATTCTTCTTTTTGTTCAGCATCTGTGTCATCATAAGCAGACATGAAACCAAAAACAATTTCATTAATCGACTCGGTTGTAGCAGTGGACCCATCCAAATTTACATCCGGCCTTTTCGCGTAATTACGAAATGCTTCTCTAAACTCTTCACGGAACAGTTCATGACGAGCTTCTGTGCGAATTCTTATCTGTTCATAAGGAACTTCTATAATAAAATCGCTCCACTGCTGATCTGAATCATCAACTTTGATATAATGTTCCCTAATTTTATCATCTTCATCTTTCCATAGAACAGCAACGGTGTCCAATTCTGGATTGCTGTAATAATAATCTGTAATTTTATCTGACCATAGATATGACATGTTAATTTCTCCTGTACGGTATATTTATAATATTAAACATGCACTATCTTGAGTGTGTTTGTACCAATCGTTGCGGCCGATCCATTTGGAAATTCCTGTGCGCGATAGTCATCGGCGTTTACCAGATTTGTTGTGTAAGCACCAGCACCATCAAGGCGAGTATCAACAATTGCCGTCCCTCTAGAATAACCAGAGCCATTAATGTTATAACTTAATTTATGTCCAGCGTCATCCTCAGCAGCACGAAACTTAATATCGACTGCAAGTGCTGCGTTAAATGTGGAATCATCTGCTGCCAATGGGCCCTGTGAGATATCTCCACTACTGTCTGCAAATAGACATGCCGCAGAAGGAAAAGACCTTGCGCGATTTTGTCTTTGTAGAAAATAAGATGTGACATTAGTAGGTTGATCTAATGTCTCTGGCATACCAGCGGCAGTATATGCAGCTGTATTTGCACGGGTATCGATAAATACTGCTGTTCCTGCACCAGAAACCTCTGTATAATTCGTAACAGATGACGCAGTGGCAATTGTATATGTTCCGTTGGTTGTGGCATCCTCTGATGCAGTAATTATTGCGTCCAGTGTTGCATAGATAAAGGTATCAACATAATCGGCTTGCGTCATTACCTGTAAATCATTATCACCATTAATATATAGTGGATAACCAATAGCACCCAGATCACCAGCAGCAGAACCATCTGTATTATAGGTTGGTCCAGTAATCTTATCGTATGTAGTTCCTGTAACTACACTAGGTTCTGCCGTTGTACCTTCTGCCGGTGCTGCGTCTACTGCTGTTAACCCAGCACCAGCCTGCATTCTTGTATCCGTCAAGCCGGGGGTCAATGTACCACTAGCAGACACAACAGTAAGAGTTACAGTTGGTGCTTGGGCATACAGATATGCAATGTATGCATACCACTCAGTTCTTTCACCAGTAGTCATCTCTACAATATTTGTTCCGTCATATTTTACTGGGATACGAACAGCCATTTAATTATTCCTCATAACAATATTTATGCACCAGCACCATGCAATGTTTTCAAGGTTGATCCAGCTGCGTTTTTAATTAAGAGAGTTGAAAGTGTTTTAAGTTCTGCTGAACTAATCGCATCGTTTGCCATTTTTGCTTCTGTTATTGAGTTATCTACCAAGTTAGCGATTAAAATTGAATTTGCAGGAAGAACTGGTATCTGACTAAAAGTTACAACACCGTTAGATGCAATTGCAATTGCATCTGCATCACCAGCAGAACCAATGTTTGCTGCATTTGGAATAACGATGCTACCACCAGAAGTATGAACTGTCCCCGTCTGATCCGGTAACGTGATCGTCCGATCAGCAGTTGGGTCTGTGATTGTCAGTGTGGTTTCAAAATCATCAGCAGTTGCACCTTCAAATACTACAGCATTTGCTGCGTTCATGGTCACAGTATTAACTTGAGTAGTTGTACCACTTACTGTTAGGTTACCACTGATTTCAACATTCGCATTAATATCAACTAATGTAGCATTCAGTTCGATCTCATCAGTAGCATTAATATCCAAAATAGCATTAGTGGGTGCGCCAATATTCTGTGATGCATCATTGAACTGGATGACGTTTGTGCTGTTTAACAGAATACCAGTGTCGTGAACATGAGTTAGTGTTACTTCATTGTTATCCCCAAGACCAATTACAGCACCATCAGCCAAGAACACATCACTAAATTGTAATGAGGTCGTACCTAATGCAGCACCGTCTTGAGCGTCAGGTAAGAAAGAAGTTGATGCCGTTATTGCTGTGCCTGATATTGTACTAGCACCAACTATTGTGCCTGATGCATCAAGGTTCGTTACATTCGCCGCAGCAGCAGCGCCAGAGCCAAGTATTCCGTCCAAGGTGCCAGTGAAGCCGGTGGCTGTGATCTGATCGGTGACTGTGATTGCATCGACATATAAGGCGCGCCACCGTACCCCCGTGGTGCCGAGATCATCTGTACTGTCAGTGTCGCTGACAACAGCATCTCCATGAGTCGTAACGCCTGTGATTAAGGCAGTTCCAGAGACATCCAGGTTGGCGTTAACATCCACGAGAGTAGCATTTAGCTCAACCTCATCAGTGGCGTTGATATCCAGAATGGTGGCTGACGGGGCATTAATATATTGGCTGGAATCAGAAAATTGAAGCTGCATCGCGCCGTTCAGCAATATTCCCGTATCGTGAACATGCGTTAATGTAACTTCTTGATCATTACCAAAACTAATAATAGAACCATCACCAAGAAATAAGTCAGACCATTCTAGTGCGGCAGAACCCAGCGCATTTACATTAGCAGAAGCAGGAGTGAGTGCAGGAAGACTTGATAGCGCAGTAGACAGGGCCATCTTCTTGAGAGTGCCACCATCATTAATTAAGAAGTGGTCTAGGTCAGCAAATGTTGTTGTGGTTGCACCAGCATCAGAATTGCCAGTGGTAACAACTGTACCAGTAACATTCGGAAGAGTGATTGTTCTGTCAGCTGTTGGATCAACGACTGTAAGAGAGGTTTCATAAGCATCCTCAGTCGCACCTTCAAATACTAGTATTGAATTTGCAGCAGTTAAAAGACCTGCAAACGTAACAGCACTAACATCTGACCGAAGATTATTATATTCTGTAACAAGTTCTTCTAGTGTTTTCTCTAGTGATAATTCAGCTGCGGTTACTGTTGCCATTTTATTTCTCTTCCACTAATTGTTTTAATAGGGATTTAATCTCGTGCATTTCACATTTTAAATTATTAATTTCCCTAGCAGTTTCTCTAATTTCATCCCTATGTCTCTGTGTTTCTCCAGCACGTTTTTTTGCAGTCTCAAAAGCCGACCTATTTGTATTTAGTATCGCGTGACTACGATTATCTCTTGCCAAATCTGAATGGCCCTCTACTTTAAGAAGTTCACTCATTTTATGTTGCCAACGCAAGAACTCTGAGCTGCCTAATTTTAGGTGGCCTAGCAGAGTTAGTTGTTCTCATAACAATCTTAATTTGGAATGTAATAAAGTCATCTAGTGGAGTTCCAATACCATCGTCAGTTACACCAGCAGTATATTCATATTCATTGAACTGGCTCAATGAAAGAGATGGATTGACAACAACATCCGGCCCTCCCGATCCAGCAACCGTTCCATCATCATTGAAGAATTTATAATCAATTTCATCAAAATCAAATGCATCATCCGGCCGCAAAATTTTATACAACACCTTGATACTAGCAGCATCTTCTCTGTTCGCATCTAAAATAACTCGTATCGATGTTGCGGCGTTCTTTAAAGTTATTTTCTTAGTTAAATATATTGCAGCATTATTATCACCCTCTGGTTCAGTCATTGCTTTGTATATTGAGGTTGGATATACATCAGATGAAGAATCGATTACATTTACCTTGTTTGCAACAGCAACCATAGACATCCTTTGCGTGTCAATAACAGGAGATACTCTAGAATTAGCTGATGATAAAGTAACAGGCATACTAAGAGATTTAACACCAGACAATTCATTTGTTTCATTAATAGTAGATGAAACCATATTAGAAGTATCCCAATAATAATTATCATCTAAAGGAATCGTTCTAGTAGTTGTAGATTTTACAAATGAAGTTTCTGATCCACTGGGGCTTGTTGCACTTGTTCCTTTAATTCCTGCGTCCAAAGAAGTTTTTGGTGGTACTAAAGTACCTATGTTTGTAGTAGAAACATCATACTGAGCATTTTCTGTTGCAGTAACAACACTACCACCAAAGGAAGATGTACCACCATCGCCATCAACAACTGGTGTAGTTGAAAGAGTGATTGTATAATCATCAATACCAATATTACCTATCGCAGTGTGTGTCTTATTAATATCATACAGTGGCACCTTATGAAGTTGATATAATTCTACAGTTGCTCCATTCGCATGGGACGCCGCAGTTGTACTATTTGCTGCCCGTGTGGCGCTGGTAATACCCGTTCCAGAGATAGTTTCATAGCTTATGATCTCGTCATCTATCTTAATATAATATACGCTGGATGCATCTCTAGAATATTTACCGCTTGTATCATCAAAGTTTGTTCCACTTGTTAATGTGATTGAAGTTGCTGTTGAAGTAATAGTACCATTTAGAGTAGTAGTTGCTCCAGACTTAACACCATCAATAGTGACGTTATTACTTGTACTATACATACCATGATGGGAATGAAGAATTTTCAAAGTTGTGTTGTTATCAAGCATTTCAATAGGAATATCCTCAAGAGTTCTTGAAGGTAAATTTTTATTCTGTAGAGTAACTAAACCAGCAGCTGTTGTGTCAAATACCGCACGTTTCAGTGAGAACTTCATATCTTGAGTAGGTGAAGCAACCCACGTTCTATTACCAGAACTCTTAAACAATACCCCCATATGAGGTTGATATGTAATCTCATTTCCATCAGTATCTTGTGTTCCCTGATCAGAAATCCATACTTTATACTCTGGCGTATTTGCTAATAGACAAATACAATATTCTGATCCACCCATTACATACACAGGGGAGTCAAATGTGAAAGTTGTGGCAGTATTTCCATCGTTAGAAACTGAAATCTGAGAAGATTGTAATGTCTTTCTACCAAAGGGCAAAATCTTTTTTGCAGGATATCCGTTAATTACATTCCGAATTTCCATCCGTACAGGATAAGTATCATCCTTTTCAAAGAAAAATATATCACAAGAAGTTAAAAATGAATCGGATAGCGCACTCTGGGCAGTGGTCGTTATAGTGGCCGCGCTTCGGAGACTTTCGGATACCATAAAGGTTTGTGCAATAGGATCACCACCATCATCATCATCGCCATTACGATCATCATCAATATCATCATCACTCTCACTATTCCCCTGAAAGCTTGTTGTTTCGGACTGCACCAGTGATGATGTTCTTACAATCGCGTTTCTTGTAGAAATAATAGTTTCTTGTTGAGTATCCAATACACCTTTAGCAAAATAAGTTGCTTCAGCATAAGTTTCTCTTGCAACAATTTCACTAGCCCCGTCCCCTATTTGCCGATTATTTACATCTGAAGTTATAATAAACTCAAGGTCACCAGTTCTAAACTTAGGATTACCGTCAATTTTTGGGTCAGGAATATCAAATATGCCTTCACAATTACCAACTGCATCTGTGATTAAATTACTACCAGCAACAGGAGTTGCAACATCAGAGAAATTTGCAAATGTAGTTGATAGCGCGCCACTTGAAGCAGGAGTAATATAAGAATCAACCGCCTTCTGATCAAAATATACATACACCTTCGTAAAAGGTTTCATACTTTTTGCTGTGAAAAGTATTTGATTTGCTCTCACGAATGGAATGACAGTCTGAGCAACAGACTTGACTCCTACACTTGTGAGCTCAATATCCTCAACCACTTCTGATAAAGAACCAGTTCTTGTTTGTGATCTTGTTCCACCACCAATGGTGGGGCTTGGTCTACTATGTGGCATTACAATACCCCTTTGTAATTATTTTTATTAATCATCATCATCGCCGTCATCATCCTCACGCTGCTGCCAATCCCACGGGGGGCCTTGTCTACCCTCGCCGTCTCTACCTCGGCCGCCAGCATTACCCCATCCTGGGTGATGAAGCATCTCTGGAAGCTGTGGTACTCCCCCCCAAGTAACTTGCCATGCGTTCCAAACAGTGCCCAAATTATTACCAGCGCTTGCAAGTACAGCATCATAATTACCATTTTCATTAAGTATTAATATTGGTGCAATCTCTGTTTCAAACCAGTTATCCTGCTCAGGGTTTAGTGAGACACTTCCTTTCCAAACAGCAGTTATAAATGGAGCAACACGCTCAACAGTACTTGCAAAGGGTTGTTCTGATAAAACTTCTTCTGTATATGGTAGAGTGATAAGATCACCTGTTTTTTGATAACCAGCAGATGTTCTTGCCGCATCCGTAGATACAGATTCTTCTAAGTCAACAGACTTGGAAATATGAGATGGACGAAGTACTCCGTGTCGAAAGTCCATAGAATTTTTATAGTCTTTATGGAAGGCATCACCAACAACATGTCCTTGGAAATTATCAACAACAAATCCAGATTTAAATCTATTTAATCCATTTGCATCTGTTACTTCAAATGAAGCAGCATCTCTCTCCAAAAGATTTAATGTTGTCATCTTTTCAACCGCTGTCACTCGCCGCTCTATCTTACCAATATCTTTCATGGTAAATCTTTGATTTCTAGTTCTTACAACACTAACAGATTTTGTTCCAAAAGTATATGGGTTTAAAGAAATATCAGCAAGCCTCATAACACCTACTGGTAAGTCTGGGGGCTGTGGTACTTCAGCAGATGCACCATCTATAATAGAGATGGCACCCCTATCATCAATTATAAGTGATGATTGCCTTCCTAGATAATATTCAAAGTCTGATTGAATAGTTGATCCTGGCTTACAAACATCAACGGTTGATGATCCTGTACCATCATATTGTCTTGAATAAAAATCAAATGAGTTTCCAGTAATCTCATCAATTGTTCCTAGATTACTTGACGCACCAGCAATATCCTCAACTCTTGGTCGAAAATCATAAGCATCCCTCAATTTAATCCCCGTTGCAAAATCAGATGGAATCCTGCTATACCCCATCTGATCCGCAATATTAATATATGAATCAACAGTCAGGACATCACCTGAGCCATGTTCCATATAATCATATATAACTAGTAATCTTCCTATAGGAGCTGCAACGCTGGGTTTTCTAGAAATTCGTGCAATATCATAAAAATTATCTCTCATCCCGGTATCAAATAAGAATTTGTTTGTAACATTTATACTTCCATCAGTAAGAGCGCTAATCACAGCAGTTGCACCAGAACTTGATCCTGTAATTGTTTCTCCTGATACAAACGCAATGTCGGTTGAAAGAACATAGCTCATGGGAGAAACAATGTCAACAATTCTTGCCGTTGCAGTAGATGTCCCGCCTGTAATTTTCTCTCCTTTAGTAAATGTCCCAGACTGGGTAATCAATGTAAGTTCTGGAGCAAGAGCATCTGTACTTGCACTCTCAGAATCAAACACTGCAACAAGCTTAAAGGCATCTGCTCTACCAAGAGAAATAGTTTTATCTGTCGGCCGAGTTCCATAAGCATCTGTAGTTCCAGATGTTACTTTCAACTGTTTCATTAATTTTACTGTTTTAAATTTCTGAGTAATAGAGGTTTTAAGAAGTGTCGCACTAAGTTTTACTTTTGCAGAATCACCTAAAATAGTGCTATCTGTAATTGTAATAGATGTCGATCCGGTGCCACTAATTGTATTAGCGATACTAACAACATCCCCCGCTACGCCTGTGCCATCTCCAGCAGTAAGAATAGACATTGTATAGTCTGCTTCAGCATGTGATGTAAATGTTTCATTAGAACCAGTAGTAAAAACAACAACGCCAGAGGAATTACATGTTCCAATAAACTGTCGTCGGACAGTATACTGTGTATCACTCGCTCCGTCATTTGTTGCAGTTAGAAGAGTTTTTACCGCAGTCTTAGGTAGACTGAAAAGTGCTATATTTTTCTCTGGAAATTGCAACTTTGCAGATACAGGAGTTTCCAAATCTATGAACTCATTTCCTTCACTAATAATAGAACCATCTGCACGAGTAGTACTTTCTTCGAGAATAATTGTTTGTAGATTTATTGCGCTGGTCACCAGAAAATCAGCGGTAAAGTCCTGACCAGAATCTGCATCTTCCATGAAGACTTGTTTGAAATTACCAAAATTAAAGGTTTCTACGCTTGAGATTGTAAGGTCTGTATTACCTGAGTTCTCAATTATCGCTCCGGTTTCAGCAGAGTCGGATGCTGTAATTGTTTCTCCAGCGGCGAATGTCCCAACTACGGAAGTTAGATTAACTAGTGTTGCAGAAGTTCCCGCTGCATAAACAAGGCCTGTAGCACCAGAGGTGCTACCAGTGACCAAAACCCCGCCGTTTGTGTGAGATGCAAGGAGTGTTGGGGATGGTGTGTCACTCAAAGTTAATTTTGTAAAGGGACGAATATCAAACAGATATAGTTTGTAGACAGATTCGATATTTGTTCCACTTGCTCCAGCTACACCAGAATTATATTCTATTGCGCGAGCGCGACCAATGCCGATAAGATTTCCATTCGCCGAACCTCTGGTACTAGTAAATGCATCATAAAATTGTAAAGTCATAAATGGTGAAGCTTCACCTGTAATTGCTGTTATATCAGGACTTCCAAAGACGTTTGATATAAGTGCATAATTGCCCGCATCAAAGGTTGAGATGCCAGCATTAACTGTATCAAAATCTCTTGCTTTGTTGAGGTCTTTTACTCTTCCGCGACTTTTTTCAATTTCATAACCATTAATATATGCCTTTCCTGACGAAACTATAAGGGAAAGAAGAGAATTGCTTGCAATGTTGCCATCAGCAGTTGTAGCACCCAATGTATATCTACCTTGATCGCTGGTGTGAGAGTTTGTAACACAGTTATCCAAAGTAAATGTAAATGGCCGAACAGTATAGTTTCCCGATTCATCCTTAGTTCGTCTTGCAAATTCCGAAGCAAGAGTTGAATATTGTGTTATCCTATCAATAAAATCAAAGTTACCATCTTTAAAATCAACGAGAGAAATAAAATCTTTTTCAACAACAGGTTTAGTTGCAGATGCAATTAGTTCAACACTAACATTTAATCGATGTGCGCCTTTAGCAGCATAATTACTAGAGCCCGTTGAATTATCTAACAGTTCAGTATTTGCTTCTGGTGTAATGATATTCTCAATTACTTTAAACCCAACTGTTCCTGTATAATCTTCTGCGTAATTACTGAGAACTAATGTTTCTGCTAAGTTATTAACAAAAAACCCACGAATATAATAAACACCTGAGTTAATATTATATGCTTGTCCTGTCCTAGCAGCCGGACCCGTTGAACTTGCAAGTTGAGCAACACTAGAACCTGCCGCCACACTGTATGCAGAAGTGTAGGTTGTAACAGATGCTACATCTATCGCATATGATGCTGTTGAATGTTGAATAACCTTATTAGCGGTAATATTCTCACCATCGGCAAATACACTAGTTGTAAAATCAGTACCAGAACGAATGTATGAAAGATATAGTAGTGGTTGGTCTGTTGTTGTTCCAGCTTTGAAACCAATAACTTTTGCAGTAACACCAGTTGTCACACCAGTGATTGTTACTGGTGTATCCGTATTATAATATTGAGAAGGATCAATAGTTTCATCAGCAAAAGTGCTTGTAAGTTTAAGAGAATGATACCTCCCTACCCCTCCGTTGCCGGGAACAACCACCGCACCTTCACGAAAGATGTGACTTCCGTGTGCTTCTATTTGATGTTGTAATGCACTTTGTAATTGAGTTAATTCTCTTGCTTGAATTGCATATCCAGGGCGAAAAAGAATCCTGTGATAATTATTTTCAGCATTAAAATCATCAAAATAAGGTGCTGCGTTAAGATTTGTTTTTTGTGCCATATTAGAATTCCACTACAATTTTAATATCTTCCGTTTGATCTGTTGCACGGGAGATAGGTGATCTGTTTTCTATATATATGATATTACCGCTATCCGGTTGAAGTTCTGGAGTAACATAACCATCAGTAAATGTGATAGTAAAATCGTTTGCTAATGTCACCGCCGAATCTGATGTTGCATCAGGCGTTCCAGTCGCACCTGAATCTGCCCCAGTGATAACATTTGCACCAGAGAATGCGATATATGCACCCACTGAAGTTGTTCCATAATCACTAAACCGCTCTTGCTGATAATATAGAATTGAGTTGGTGCTGTCCCACTCAACAACCTTACCAACTGCAAGAGTTGTTGCCTGAGTGATTTTCTCGTCAGCAGTAAATGTTCCACTAACACTGGTCAACTGTGTCGCATAGGTTTGACGAATTGTTGAGTCAGATGCAACCGTTGATGTTCCATAAGTTGTTGGGTCAGTAACAATCGAAATATTACGGAAATCGTTTCCCGTAAGAAGGTCGTCACGTTCTGCACCAATGAACAGTGTGTTCATTATAACATAGTGGCCACCCAATTCATTTACTGCATTATTACCATGTCCACCCTTTGGACTAATGATAATCTGAATTGCACCACCACTGCCGTTACTCATATCACCAGAAGATACCGCTGTTTCAAGGGTAACATCAGTAAATACTGTTGCGTCTGTAAGAGTAACCGTACCGTAAGTATATCCCTCACCACCAGCATAAACGATTGTATCAGTTCCAGAGGTTAGACCAAAGTCAGCAATAGTATTACTAGCAACAGTGAAACCAATAATAGCACCAGAAGATGTTCCTGCACTAGTGCCATCACCATCTACTGCAACATAGTAATCGCCATTACTATAACTAGACCCAGCAGTTACAATAACTGCTTCAATCTTACCATCTGTTGCAGCAGCAGATACCGCAGAATCAGTACTAACAGGCATGAAGTCTGTTGTTAGAAACTTTGTCTGTTCCGAAGCCGTAATGGTATATATGTACTTGAGAACATAACCACCCTGAGCAAACGGGGAAGTTGATTCAGAGGTAGGTTCAGAACCAGAATATGCCGCCCCACTGTTGTTATCAAGGACTTTGTATATGCGGTTATCAGATGTACGAAAGAAGAAAGTGGAGTCGTAAATATTAGCTGCACCAGAAGATGATAGGTTAGAAGAACTGATGTTGTCTTCATACATATCGTAGATGGTACTGTTTGTCCAATCGCGCCGAGGAAGAGCAAAAGTAACATCGCCGCTTGCAATGTTTTTACCAGCAATCGTCTGATCCCATGTATAAAATTCACTCGTTATATCATCCGCAGGTGTTGGGGGAGACGAATCTGTTCCACCACTAGTTGCTGATGTAAAAGGTGTAGCTTTACCCAGCAACATATAATACACACTCTTAGATGTCTCCGAAAAGGATTCATAAAACTGTGTCGCGTTATGAAGTCTAAATTTCTCTGTTATAATTGCGGTCATTGTTCGATTCCTCTAATCTGTATAATAGTATTTATACACTATGTGTACACTATGTGTGACTATCCCCTCTTTATCGTATCCACTCGAAGTATTATAGTGCTGCTATTCTACCTTTAAATTCTGTAAAGTCTGCACTTGCTGCTACTTCTGTTTTCAAATCTGCTAAACTAATATAACCCGGTAATACTGGAATCTGTGAGAATGTCACAACCCCGTTAGTGGCAATCACAATTGAGTCAACATCACCAGCAGAACCAATCTGTCCACCATTTTGAATTGAGATATTTGAACTGAATACAGGTCGTGCCGCAAAAGTAGCAACGCCGGAAACACTGACTCTTCCGTTTATGTCAATGGCAGTAGCAGTCATGTCAATCTCATCAGTAGCACCGATAGATAGAACCGTTGCGCTTGATCCATGAATAAACTGAGAAGCATCGTTAAACTGGATTTTCCTTGTGCTGTTTAGCAATAATCCAGTATCGGCAACGTGTGTTAACGTCACATCTTGGTCTGCACCAAAGTTAATTACAGCAGCATCAGCAAGAAACAAGTCAGACCATTCCAGACTAGCAGAACCCAATGCAGCACCATCAGCAGTAATAGGACTTATACCAACAGAATCAATCTGTACTCTCCCCGTACCACCTGTGGAAATTGCAACTGTATCAGCCGCAGAGAAATATATACCTGTGTTAATATCATCACTGTTTGTAAAAGACGGGGCTGATGCACTTCCATCGGCAATAGCAATAACACCACTTATTACTGGACTTACAAGAGTAACAACATTAGCATCGGAGCTAATACCAGAAGTTAGTGTTGTACCTGTACCCAACAGAGTATAGATTTCAACGAAGTTATCATTAATCTTGTCACCCCCCTCACGAATAGCATCGCCTGTACCATCGCCGGAGGATGATCCTAAATTTATTGCTTGATATGTCATCGGTAATCTTCCTTTATTGTATTTATACCTTCAGTGCGTCCCAAGTTACTACACTATCGAATGTTATTGTTCCACTGAAACCAAATTGTGGATTTGCAAATGGGCTGTTAAACTGGGCAGCGTAAGCAGCTTCTTCAGTTCCATTCTCAAGTAAAACCTCGACCCCGGAATTTAATAATATATTATCTCCCTCGTCATTTTCCTCTAACTTTAATTTACCAATTGTATGAACAAAGATATCAGATGGCATAGAAAATGAAGCAAGTGTAGTTTTACCTGTTGATCCAAAAGGTGTCTCACCAGTGCTCACCGAATCTTCAAGGGCAATAAATGCTCTCTCCAATATTAATTTACCGCCAACACCAAACCCACTATTATCTTCTAATAGGATGTCATCACCAAAGGTTCCAACAACGGTTGTTCCATCCTCCTGCTTAAATGATCCCAAATTCTGTTCCTCAAGAATAATAGTATCAAGAGTATTATCATCAGATATATTAACCAAAGATTCCCGAACAATATCGGTGATGGTATAGGATTCTGGATTGAAGTCCTCTCCCAGTATCTTACCGCCACCGTGGAACCCAACTGGATTTTCTAGAATTAGATTGTCCCCATCCGTCTCATCTACAAGGTTGTTATTCGCAATTTCAGTGAACGTGTTTATAGTTACACTCTGGCCTAGGTTAACATCTGACTCAGTTTCTAACAAGAAGTTGTCACCATTGTCAGCCTGTAATTTTCCCTCAGACGACTGGTCGGCCGTACCCGTAATCAACAACCGGCTACCAATTTCCGCTGTCCCCATTTCCAATTGGATTCCGTCACCAGCTATTGATTTAACCCCAGTTGTAGCAAGGAATACCAAACCATTAGAAGTATTATGCGTTTTGTTGACAGTCGCACTAAGCTTGGTTACAATACTTGACCGCAGAAAAACCTCGGCCGCAAGATCACCACTAACCTGTACAAAATTTGCATTATCAGTCTCATCAACAAGATTGTATTTTACACTTGTATCCTCACCAGTTAAGAACGATACTCCATCTGTACCAGTAACTTCACGGATCATAACCCCGCTTTCATCTTCTAAAGTCATTCCACTACCAGCATCATTTTGTGATGCCGGAAGATGTGCTTCATCAGTTCCATCAATAACGATTTTGTTTGATACTGCTTCTGCTCTCTCAGATATAATACGGTCATCATCCGCTGTAATTAATGAACCAAACTCACCCGCGCCAGTACCGTGTGTTATTTCAATTCCTTCAAAATCTGGATAGGTATTTTCTGGCGTCTCTAGTTCAATTATACCACTATCTTCAACAGTCTCATCTTCAAGAGTGAACCTATCACCATCTTGCTGAAGGATAGAACTCTCTAATAGAATATCTTCATTCTCTTCAGTCTTTACCCCCAGGCGGCGTTGCATAGACTCGCTGAATAAAGTTGAAAACGTAGAAGCAAGAAGTGCGCTATAGGTATTTGCGTCATAATCATTTGTTCCCAAGCTTGCACCTGTTGTTCCTACTGACATAGAAACAAATGATGTTTGAATAACCTTAGCAAAGACATTAAACCCAGCTGGGTGAATCGCTTTCTTCAACTCATTAATATATGAGTTCCCACCGGCATTTGTCTGAATCTCATAGGAGAACTGTTGATAATAATAAGAGTCTTGAAGTCTAATTAGCTCTTCACTGATAAGACTTTCAATGCCGCCATACCCACCCTCTTTCACAGCAGTTGTTCCTAAAGTGAAAGAAGCCTTTGCGACATCAGCATGAACGATTGTTCCAGAAGCCACAGCAGTTGTTATTGATGTTGTTCCTGCGGAGAAATCTATACCCACATCCTCAAAAAATACTTTTTCTGTTCCGTGGCGGGCGGTGGAATCTATGCCGTTCAATACCAAGTTGGTAAATGACTCGTCAGTTTCATACAGAAGTTTTTCATTAACATCATCAGTTAATCCCGCCTCTAAAACAATCAAATTGCTGGGGTCACTTGTTCCCGATCCGTCCGTGGCATTGAAGTTAATCTTCTCGCCCGCGTTAGCACCTGCTGCGCTGGTCCCATCAAGTACCACATTATCTTCATATTCTATGTCGGCATCAATTACGATAAAGTCTCCGGCGGATGTACTAAGGATGGCATCTGGCGCACTTTCTAATATAAATTTTACCTGTCTAAGGTCATAGATATAAACTGCATCATCAGTTCTAAATCCAGATTCTTGACTAATGAACTCACCCATAATATTATCATCATCATAGCCATAAGTATCTGGTTCTGACCTAAGCGAACCACTACCATCTTCAAGAATAGTCTGCGCCAGTTCTTCGGTATTTGGATGCTCCATAATGAGCTCACCCTGATCATCCTCCAAGAGCATGAAGTCAGTTGTTGCCCTAATAGCATCTAGTAAAAGTCTGTCTCCATTCTCATCAACCAGATTTTCTCCATAGACAAGATTAGCATTCATAATAAAATTATCATCAACATACTCATTGGTTGTGAGGGAGTCTTCAAGAAGCATACCCTCATTAGAAGTTGTTCCAGACGATTCGCTTTGAATGCCGATACTGTCTGTAAGGGAAACCTCTAGAACCTGAGTTGTAGAATCATATGACCGAACTGTTCCTGTGTGTGATGTTAACGCAGCTCCAACAGCAAAAGTGCCGGTTATATCCTTGATAATAAAGTTTGCGCGGAGTTCTAAATTGGGCTCCTCATCGTAATTAAATCCCGCGTTGATAACATCAATGGATTCTAGTCTGCCTATATCAGTGGTGGTTGCAAGAACCTTCGCACTGGCACCGTATTGACTTCTAACAGTAAGAGTAGGTAATTTTGAATATCCTGAGCCCACATCAGTTACATTTATTTTTGTAATATCACCATCACCAGACTCCAAAATAAATCCTTCATCGGCATAATGCTGTCTGTCAGGAGAGGTTGTGGTTAGGCCTAATTCCATCTCCACTCTATCACCAAGCACCGCCTCAGTATTAATGGTGTCTGTATAGGAAGCAGCATTACCTGACTCACCATAGAGTTGGTCTGATCGATGATTGAAGTTACCACCGTAAAGATTGTATGTTGTTGAGACGTATGTTGCTTGAGCATAGGCCGTTGTTGCAACAGGAGAATAAAAAGTTGTGCCTGGATATTCTTGGAAGACATACTTTCTTATTGCCGTTGATGTAGATGCAAATACTAAAACTTCGTTATCTAAAATTGACTGTGCGCTGGATATCGTAATTGATGTTTGGCTTGTAACAACAGTAACCGTCACAGTATCACTCTCACTAATACTGTTTCCCCGGACTCTCATACCAACTGCAATAGTCTCACTATTACCATCTAGTGTAATTGTTTTTGAATCAACGGTAGCGCCATTGACGGAGGCTTTGGCATTTAGAATGGTACTATCTTCTGCTGCATATCTTGTCAGATAAATTGGATAATAGTAACCAAGAGTGCTACTATAAAGTCTGTCAGTACCGTAAACTGCATAAGGTTCTTCTGCTGTTATTGTACCCTCTTCAAGAGCAACACTGAATAACTCCACAGAAGTGGTCGTACCAGATTCCTGTAGAATAGTATCGGAATCAGTTTCATCAATAAGATTGCCATGAACAACCATAACTTCAGCTAATGCCGGTTGAATTAATCCCGCCTCTGAGTTGTTGTCAGAAAATACTACAAGGTCACCAATTTCGTAATTGGTTCCAGCATCATCAATTGCGACATCGGAAACTGAACCCCGCTGAATCTCTCCAACTTTAGCTGAAATATCACCACTACCAAGGATTATAGAAGTGTCAAGGTCAATACTGTCTCCAACACTATACAGTGTTCCATCATTCGAAATTGATACGTCAGAGTTTATTTGTCTAATAATAAAATTATATCGGACATCTTTTACAGAAGATGTTCCATAGACTGTTTCATCAACTTGAAAGGTTCCTGTAATATTTGAAAGTTCAAACTCAACATATGACACACCGGCCGTCGCTGTAAGGATTGTTGAACTTTCAACAAGCGCGGTTGCGGAACTATCCTGTCCAGTAATTGACTGCCCAAGAAGTTCATCGGCAATAGAAGAACCATCAATCGAGCAGCGAATTATTGTAGGCTTATCCCAATCTGCGTCGGAGACTCTCATCATATATTGGTTTGGATAAAATACCTCTGATTCTTCATCCAGAAGAATTCTCATAAAGAGTTTAGCTGCCTCTTTAGTTCCCTTCCTTCGGTATAGCTCACGAATATGTTTTTCTAAATTTCTCTTATTGATTCCATTTGCAAGCTTGGTGGGAATACCTTCCATAAAGGATTTACGAAACTCTTCGATGAAATCATAGATGGTGTTGTCAATGTCAGCATAGGCCAGCAACTGCTGAATGTTCTGAACGGGGTTCGCCCGATATCTTGTGACTACACCCGAAGCACCAGAGGTTCCCCCCGTTACAGTCTCACCTGTCTCAAACAACTGTTGTGACGAAATGAACATTCTTGGTGTTGTATGCCCAAGGTCTTCGACAAGCACAGTAGCGGTTGCATATGATGTGCCCCCTGTGATTGTCTCTCCGTCGATGAACTTTCCTGTGGAACCAGAACCAACCTCCGTAACAATCAGAGTGCCATCTTCATTCAGAAGATTGGTAGCAGTATTGATTTCCAAAAGGACGTTATCAATATTGACTGTCAGCTGAAGTTCACCCGCTTCAAGAAATTGATAATATGATTTTAGAAACTGAGAAAACTTTGGATGATCATCAGCAATGAAGTCAGGAAGCTGCCCATCAATCTGAGTGCTGAGTTTATTTGTTAACTCTGGGGTCCAAGACATATCAAATGGTGCCATAATTAATAACTCGAAGGCGCAACATAAGATGTTGTTGTATTATATGTCGAAACACCAGAACCAGAAACCGCTATAGTATCTTGACCCCCATTAATAGTAGTGTTAAGAGTATCTATTTCAAGAATTTGATTTCTCCTACCTACAATATCAGTGGAGTTTGGAGTTCCGGTCATTCTTATAGCCGTTGAAATATTACCATCAATATTCGACACTGAGGTAATATAAATTGGATTAGCTGATACCATCCCCGTTGTATAATCCACCGTACCCGCATTTGAATCTTCATAGGTTCTAACACCAGAAACCAAATAGTAAATACGAAGGTTACCATCACCATCATCATCAAAGAACATTTCATTTGTGTTGCCACTTATATAAAACCCCGTTGATGATATAACACCACCCGAAATCATATTATGACCTGAGTGTGGATTGTATAGTGAGTTTCCAAAATTAACTGTGAAGGAATATAACCCTAATGTATTTGGAGTATGAAGGGAAGATAGGGCTACAGTAGTGATGTTATTTAATATAGCAGAATCAGCGTTATCGATTAACGCCGTAAATTGAGAGTGTCTAAACACAGAGCTAAACACTTTCAAATAATTTGCGTTGTAATTTATGACAGTAGAATTCACGAGACTTATAAGTGATTCTTCGTTTTGTGTTGTAGCACTGGAATTATATTTAAAGTTGACATTGAGTATCAGGTTTATTATCTCTGGGTCTACAACCACAGGAGAAATCGACGCAACAGTATATGAAGATAAGTCAGTAACAAGTTGTGCCTTTTGAACTTCATTCAGATTTAGACCAGTTGTTGACTTGACACTAATAAAAACTTTACCATACTCTGCGATATCTGATACACCAGTAACAGAATTATACGAACCATTCTCTCCACCCCAAACAGAAACCGCTTGAGTGTTAGGAAAGAGTTGATTAACATAAGTTTTATAATCCTCTGCGGTAACGCATCGACCCTGTGACGCATAGTCTAAGGGAGCGTTATACTTAATCGACTGAATTGTTTCTGGTTCAGAACCACCAACTGGTGGGGACACCGTAGTTACATTGACACTATTAATACCATTAATTGCAGCAGAATTGGTGAGGGTAGAAGCACCATTAGCAACACCTTTGTTTGTAACGATATAATTTAATATGATGATGTTTTCATCTTCTACAGCATTACCTAAAATACCATCACCAAAGTATATTTCAAATTTTCCATCCTCAACTTCTTGTAAGAAATACACTTTTGAATTTGAGGTTATAGCAGCGATGTCTGTTGCCAAAGTATATGTTGTGGTGATACTATCTGTTGAAGAATTTTGAACCCTGACTGTAAGGGTTGTTGTATCTACTCTAGAGTCATTGATAAGGAATCTCTGCTCAACATTCTGAGTATCAGTTGTGTACCTAGTTGAAACAAAACTTCCTTCGTACACATTTAAATTATTAAATGGGATTACCGAGCCTATATTTGTAGCAACTACGTCCTGTATAGTTACAAACTGATAATCCGTAGAGCCAACGCTGGCAGTGAACACAGTACCCGCTGGCATTGTTGCACTTGTATTGGTTGTGTTTAGATAAACATTAATAACCGCCTTGGCTGCTCTTGCAGAGCGAGTGGAGTAACCCAAGGTTTTTGCATGAGAGACAACACTTGACCGCAGTTGTGAAGAATCGAGGAACATCTCATTTGCAAGCATATTAGCATTGAAACCAAGATAGTGAGTATTGTATGCAAGCACATCCAGAAGAGCACTCAGACCAGAACCTTCAAAGTCATAATCCTTAAACTCAGTTTGGTTTCGCATAAAGACTTTTAGGTTATCCTTTACCTCATCAAAGTCAAATTCTGTTACGCTAAGTCTTTTTGTTGTTGCTGCCATTATCGTACTCTCTCTAAAAGAATTTCCATATTTATAAGCTCGGTGGGTGCATTAACAACATAAAACTCAATGGTAACTTCATATGCGTTGTTATCAAGGTTAGGAAGGGCTCTCACTCCAACAAGACGGGCCCGAGGTTCAAAATTTATAATCACCTCTTCAATTTTCATCGTTAGAACATATGCCGTGATTGGCGTCATAAGTTCAAACAGAATATCCCTTACACCAGAACCAATCTCAGGATGAAAGGGTTTCTCGTATGGGTTAGTTAGTATCAGGTTTCTTACAGACCTCTTGACTGCTGATATATCAGTAACTTTGCTAATATCTTTTGACCCCGGCTTAGGGCCAAAGAATAAATCTATATCAGAATAAGTCTGAGCAGCACGGTCACCACCTGTGTGCGTCCCATCATAATATGCATCCTTAAATCCCATTTGTATTCCTCTTTAATAGTATTTATACACACTCTGTGGTATTTTATTTCATCATCATATATTTAAGTGTTCCTTATATCTCCCTTATGCCCCATTTTCATCATCGTCATCCGATGGCGCGACATCGGCAGTGTAGTTTGAGTAAACACGCGACTCAACTATTAACTTAAAATCCTGAACTACTCCAGGGACAGGATTGGGACGCCTCAATACCGCCCTTATCCTATTGGCACCCATGGGAACCCCGGCCGCAATTATTTTAAATTGGGTTTTAGTTAATTTTAATATTCCAGCCTTCTTAAACGAATCATTAGTCTGTTGGGTATTAGCGTCTAAATCTTCGGCGGTAAATGCAGTCCAGCCTGTATCTATCTTGTTTCTAAACTTTGCGCCAGGTGGTGTTACATTATTATCTGACCCCGGCGGAACGACATTTTTCACTCCATCCCCCCTATCATTCTGCGCGACTCTTATTTCAACAGTTATATCCGTCCACCAAGTCCAAGTCGTGGTTGGCGTGCCTGAGTAATTTATACTCGGTGTCGATATATTTACGTTCAATTTTTTAGAGGCGACCCTAAAAGCACCAGTGTCTTTGGTTATTGGTTTACGAGTAACTGCGTATCTAACGCGAGCGCTGTTGATTCTATCAATCATTGCAACGACAGCTGGATTCTGGAAAACCTCAGACTTTATCTCTCCCTCGGCTTTTTTTATTGCTTTTTTAACTGCATCTGCTATTGTCTTGGGCGGGACTCCCGATGACTTTACAATATTTGCACATACCGAACATATATCGCCAGCTTCCGATACCGTTTCAAATGCTCTGCTAACAAGACCATCTAAACCACCTTCTATTTTTGCTATTGCACTTCCAAACTCTAGGGTGATTTTTGCAACAGCAGAATTAAAGACATCTGATCCAGGGATCATCGAAGTGAGATTTTTGAGCTCTGCCTGTAAGTTTATCGTAGGAAGGGTTGGTATTTCTAGACCACCTGCTTTCATTTTATCAAGCACCAAGTCGAGTTCCTCTTGGGCTTTTTCGACCACTTCTTCCATCACTGTTGGTACAAAATCCAACATCTCAATTATCTCTTTCTTCGCGTCTTGAAGCTTCTTCAAGACATCATTCACCTCAGCCGTAACGCCGCAAAGATTTCCATTTTTAAAATCAGTCATTATAGTTTTTCCTTACGGGCCCGCAAAAGTGTTTATTGAACCAGATGCAACCACTGTGCAACCAGATACATCGTCACCTATTCTTCCACAACCTTTACTATTTATAAACACCGTTGTTGATCCAATTGTGATCGGCGCTTGGTGGACCGGGCAAGGTGGAACAGGAATCAAGTGTGGATGGTTATTGTCACCTTGTCTACTGATCCCTATACTATTAACAGTAACATCGGGTGACATTTCCAGTCGGTGCGGGACAGAACAATGAACCACATCAACATCCACCATATCTCCTCTACAAATTGCTGGCATATTATTCTCCTTATGCGTTTGCTCTTTCACTAACCATCAATAATTTAAGGCGAAGTGCCCATAACGCCATGTCCCTATGTTCTGCCTCCGTATGTCCTGCGCCTTCGTCTGCCAAATGCGGCCCACTCATTGGGGGGTGATAATGATTGTTGGTATTTAGTGTGCTATCATCTGCTGTCTCAAGAACAAGGTGGTTCTCAGACTCAGTTGCCGGGTAACTATTTGGAACAGATATCCAATCCTCTCGAAGGAGTTTAGCTAATGCATCTACCGAAGCTGCTTCACACATTACCTGTCCATCATCCTCTAATAACAACCTATCCTCAATAGAAACACTGTAGGTTGTTTCCTCAACTGTAACCAAAGTGACCGTTTCCATCATTATCCCTTGAGTTGCGGTTGCATCAATCGTCCCTGTCTCCAGCAATATCTCGTTAGAAGGCAACAGTGTACCCAAGTCTGGAATGAAACTAATGACATGTTTTAAGGTAGTCAAGTCAATCGCATCGTAGTCAGTATACACCACCGTTTCATTAGACGAATTAATTATAGTAAACGCATGTGCCATATTGTTCTCTATTCGTCTTCACTTGGATTTAAGTGAATATTCGGACCGCCATCAATTGTAATATCACCCGCAGATTCAATTTCAATGGCACCAATAGATGTATGGTCCCAAGTGGTTCCTGTTGTACTAGTCCATGCATTACCAACAATTAGACTCAGCGTACCTTTCCTGAGTGGATACTTTATACTATCCCCATCCTCTGAGTGGATCGTCATTCCTATAGACTTCATATTTAATGTGTTCTCAAGAGCCTTCATGGAGAAAATGCCCGTTCTGGTTGACTCTGATAGATTACCTTTTACATTCAATACATAATCCGAGAGGGAGGTTATATAGATTCCTGTCCCGTCTTCGTTTGAATCCATAATCTTACCTGTCGCCTGGAGGCAGTACTGCCCACCAACAAGTTCCCACTTAGTTTTATCAATATTATTCCACACATCACCATGAACATTGCCATTAACATCCTCGTTAATATTAAATGCATAGTTACCCACAATCTCTTCTTCACGGTTGCCTGGAACGGATTCACCATCAGCGTCTAATTTAGCACCAATCTTAACACGCTCATTTCCATGCACCTTGCGATAGAAGTCTCCTTCTATCTCCTGTATGTAGTCACCCTTGATGAGCTCTCTTACCGAACCCTCTACCGTAATATTCTGTGACCCTTTGATAACGATATTCTCATCTTTGATAACAATCTCGTAGTTATTTCCAACTATTTTGGTGACCATGCTGCCGTCTGGGTGTATCTCCTCAAAGGTTCCTGCCGTGTGCTGACGAAACATTCGTTCTGCGCCTGGGCTGTCATCTACTTCTGTGATGTGTCCAGACTCAGATTCGAATACATGGTTGTAAGGATACGCCGAAGAAATATAGGGATTCGCATCTGCAATAATGCCCTTGGGGTCAGGTTCTTCCCAAAAACCACGATCCTCTTGTATTGGGGCGGTGGATACGTTTAAAAGATATGGTTTGGTTGCGGTTGGAATGCCTGATGCATTTTTGACCGCTTCAAGGTAATCCGCGAGATCATCTTCCAGCTTGGCCTCCGCTAGGTCTGCTGGGTCACCTCGCAACCTCTGATCTCTACGGTCAATTAATGATTGATGTCCTTCAGATGCAGTGCCGCGAGCAAGTCGGTTCGTATCTGACTCACCAACATCGTGGCCACTATTTCTTATGCCAGGATATGGTCCAAAGGTTGGGGTAGGTTTAAAAGGATCTTGGCTCCTATCATTATCTCCCCGTGGGTCATTAAATCCTTTAGTTGGATCAGCCGCAGCAAAAGGAATGCCGGGTAAAGACCCCATAATGACGGGTTGTTGCTTCTCGTTGTCACGAAAGAATCCTATAACCCAAGACCCTTGCGTTAGAAACGAGGGAGTATGACCTAATCCCTGCATAGAAGGATCAGTCACAGGATGCATTACATGCGCCCAAGGTAAATCGGTAGTCTTGATTTTTGTTAAGCTGTCGCTATGAAGTCCCAGAACACGAACACGAACTCGGCCGAGTTGTTCTAGATCGTTCCTATCTTCAACAACACCAACGAACCAACTGAAACCATCTTCTCCCATAAAGTTTTGCATGAAACTATTTATAAGAGTTTAGTGAAGGTCTGGATCTCGGCCGAGTCCAGTGTTTTCTAGAGCAACCCAGTTATATTTTTCTATACTGAAAGTTTGTTCTGGTTCACTATCTTGCATGGCCATAAGCATCTCTGATGCATCATCCAAAGTTAAACCATCAACAACAACTTTATTTTTTACAATTTTGTATCTTATCATAATTGATTCCTTTTAGAGATAACCAAATACTTTATACCCTCACCTTTGTTTTACATACAGGGTTTTGTATTTAGATAGTGGGAATTATCTCTTTAGGAAGAATGTAGTCTTGCTTGTCTCCAAAGCCTATCACCTCAATATAGATAGAATCCAAAGACTTAGGTTTAACAGGAACATACCTCTTTAGCTTCTTGGACTTGTATAGGAACACTCCATCCACCAACTTC